CTTGCCAGATGATATCAACAAATCCTGGCATACGTCTGGACTTCACAGGTTTTGTTGTATATTTAAGTTTCTTTGTGGGTGATCTACGTTTACGAGAAGTTGCCATATTTATTTCCTTTGTTCTTTTTTATGTATGATTCTAATACATCTTCACCATCTTCATCCAGTTGTTGATCAACTAGATTTTGTGCTGATTGTTCTACATCAAAAAATTTCATACGAGAACGATCAACACCGATGACAAACTTCTTGTTAATTGTAGGATCGTTATATCGATTCTTCAACTGTTTGACCATCATTTGACCTGCCTGTTCTAACTCATCGTTTGAAATGAGAGCGAACATAAAGTCAGCAGTAGCAGGCAGACCAAATGATTCGGAGGTGTCTTCAAGGCCTACATCAGTAGAAACATATCCAGTTCGAGTGGTTTGAGTTGCAGTAACAATCGGGAGGTTACATTCGACTGCCAGTCCTCTTAACTCCTCGGCGATGGCCTTGACATAAGTATAACTGTTTACATTGGCACCAGGTTTGAAACGTGAACTTGCACAGATATTAATGTAGTCAACAAAGACAATATCTGGTTTAAATGTTTTCTTTAATGCCAATTCATTGATTAATGATTTAAAGTGACCTGCACCAGCAGAGGCAGTAGGATATTCTTTGATGACTAATCGACCGGTGGTGCCTTCTTTTAACTTTTGTATTTTGTCTGTAAATAATTTCTTATTAAGTGAATACAAATCATCAGTAGTAATGTTTAATAAATTTGCATCGATACGTTCTGCAATTCTTTCCTCTGCCATTTCCATAGTGATGTAGAGAACGTTCTTGTTGATCGATAAGGCATGAGCTGCCATATGGGTCATAAACATTGTTTTACCAACACCGGTACCTGCCAATGCAACATTCAATGTTTTGTTAGGCAAACCACCTTTGGTAATCTTATTGAAATAATCTAAGTCAAATTCAATACGTTCTAACTTTTGATGATAATAATCAAATCGTCTATCAACATCATCTAAATAGTCATGACCAACATGAGAATCAAAGGAGACACCTAATGCTTCGGATAATATTTCTGGTATTGCCTCTGGTGTTCTTTTTGTATCTTTACGCTCAAGTATTTGAATACCATCCATTACTGCGTTGTGTATTGCTCGATCTTTGCAAAACTTCTCAGTCGTTTCAACCAACCACTCCAAATTGATATCTTCAGGATTAAGTGATTTAATTAAACCAACAATCTGTTTATATTCTTCATCAGTAATATCTCTACGATTCTGAATATCAATTTCTAAAGTTTCTTTGGTAGGAAGTTTGTTATACTGATTCGTAAACTTAAAAATCTCATTGAATAATATTTTCTCTAAACGATTGGTAAAATATTCTTCTTTAATAAACGGTAATACTTTTCTGGAGTATTCTTCGTTGTAGATAAGATTTTTAAGTGTGGTTCTCTCTATTCTTTCGTTGGTCATTCACTTCCTTTTCTAAATTCTCTGTCAATATGTCACCAATTGTATTTCTAAATGAATCACTTTCGGTATCAACATTGTTTGGATTACGTAACACCTGATAATCAAACTTTAATCTCAGGTGTTCGTTCTCCTCGATAAATTGCACTTTACCATAAAGGTAAATCACATCTTTATACTCACCATCTTCAATAATAATACCAGATTGTGAGTATCGTGGATTATCTATGTAACTATACTTCGTTGATGCCATAACTAAATTCTTTTTTAGCGGCTTCTTCTAACTGATTCATTATTTCTTCAGTGAAATATTTCTCAGGTTCATTTTGTATAGTCTTTGCATATTGTTTACTACCATCAGGTAGTTCAATTCGTGTCGATACTGATTTAAAGATATTATGTTTTAATGCCAGTTCTAAAAGACCATAGTGTCGATCTAAACCTGTATCATATCTTAAACGTGTATCAACCATCATGTTTTCTTTTGATAATCTACTCTTATGTGTTTTACAGTGAATGATATTACCAACAATGTCGGTACCATCTTTTTCTTTTTTCTTTGAGAGATAGACAATGGTAGAAGCGGCATACTTTAAACCAGAACCGCCACCCATTTCTTTTTGTGGGAACATTGAACCAATCACATCATACGTGTGGTTAGTAATGACAAGAGGTACTTTTGCTTTACCAAGTTTCAATGTCAATACTCTAAATGCAGCTTTGACTACTTGTGATCTGGTCATATCTCTTGTTTCTTTACCATCAGCAGTGTCTTCGATTTCTTTTGTAGTCGATAACATACCTAAAGAATCTAGTACCATGAACAATGGTTTTCTTTTGGATTCATCTAACTCTAAATAAGAATCTAATACTCTGAGTGATTGTGTTCGAAACTCTTGTACAGTCGTCACAGGCATGATTGCAATTCTTTTTGTATCAATACCACGACTTTGAATTAAATCTTTTGTCAATGCACTTTCTGATTCAAAGTACACAACGTTTGCCTCTGAATTATTGTCTAAGAAATTCTTTACCATTCCTAGAACAAAGAATGTTTTACCAGTAGCACTTTCACCTGCGATTGCAGTAATCTTATTTGCAGGCAATCCACCTTTCAGTGAACCAGATATCAGTCCGTTAAAGATATACGAACCCGTATCAATGAAACTTGCAACGTCACCTGCTTCGACACCTTCATCTACAATTGCAGCAAACTCATTACCAGTTTCTTTTATTATTTGTTTTAAAAAGTCCATTAGTTTTCACCTCCGTTTGAACGAACAATAATATAATAATAGTCGTTATTATAACATAGTTCCTTTAATTTGTCAAGTTCTTTTTCATCAATATATGTAGAACTTCGACCAAAATCTGTGATAATATTTACATAAATTTTATTCATATTCTTTTCGATATTCTTCTTTTGGTATAAATCTATGTGGTATTTTTCTCCACCTTTCTATATCTTCACCGTCCAATCTCAGTGTAGGATCTTCGGGAACATAATTAGAAGGTGGATCTAAGTACATCTTTGGCGGCACAGCACTCCATACTGTATCAAACATGATATCTACATCATCTAGTGTCCAAGCCAATGACATCTTTTCGTATGTTAATTCTCTATTGTATTCTACTTTTCTTTGATAGTCCCAATATTCTTTCAATTGAAAGTATTCTTTTTCTGTTATGGGCATAGTCATATTTATTTTAATTTGTTTAGAACGTTTTCATAAATCGATTCAGCAATTCGTTTCATCATTAGTGGTGGAACCATTCTACCAATTCGTTCTGCCTTTTGTGTCCACTTTCCTGTTAGTTTAAAATCATCTGGTAAAGACATAATTCTTTTTAATTCCCCAAGTGTTAATTTTCGTGCTTCACTCCAATGACAAGCACCTGCGGTTGTTTCACCAGAACCCATTGCTGTGAGTGTTGGTGCAGGTGCATACTGTGATACTCTTTTCACATTGAAGTGATGTCCCTTTGGATGATAATCCCCTCCAGTCAAAACCTTTTCTGGATTGATTGGCATTAAACTTACAGTTTGTTTATAGTATGCTGTATTTGACCATTTCTCGGTTAGATACTTTATTTCTTCTTCATCATATTCTAAATCAATCAATACATCTTTTAATGGTATAACATCTTTATCTGGTTGTGGAAAGATGCCATTAATATTCATAAAGTTTAATCCAACTTTTTCTGCAATATCACTTCTTACACCAATAAAGATAACACGTGATCTTGTTTGAGATACGCCATAATAACGTGAATCTAAAACTTGTGATGATACTTCATAACCGATCTTTTCAAATTCATTTAATATCTTATTATAATATTGTTTCGCTTCTCCTATTGTCAATCCGGCAACATTTTCTGCAACAATCACTTTTGGTTGAATATCATTTGCCACTCTTAGAAATTCAAAAAACAAATCTTCAATATTCTCAACCATCTTACCATCAGAGTATTTCTTTGTCTGTCCCCAACCATCTGAATGTTTTCCACCCGTAGAATGACTTAATTTACCGGCCACAGAGAACGCTGAGCAAGGAGGAGACCCGTCTAGTATGTCAATGTCTATTGTTCCTGCAATATCTAAAAAATCACTACCTTTTAACTGTTTGATGTCGCCAGGAATTATTGGAGTGTCTGGATAATTCTGTTTATATGTATTTTGTGCTTCTTCAACAAATTCATTTACACATAAAATCTTACCACCTGCTAATCGATAACCCGTAGAAGAACCACCACCACCTGCAAAGGTAGAAATAACATTAAACTTGTTTTGATTAGATGCGTTATGAACATCTTTAAGTAAATATGGTTTGTACATTAGGCAAAAAAACTTTCTATGGTATTCATACCACTGGCATCTACTTTCCACTTAATTGCATCTAAGATAAATCGTAATGGTTCAAAGAATGATTTCTGAAACTGTTGATCATAGTCAATCAAAGGATGAAAGTTAAACTGTGATGGTAACTTTGTCATAAACGATATAACATTTGTTTGATGTGAATTTGGTTTTCTCAATAGAACATATTTAATTTTATCACCTTCGTTGATGTAAGAGAATCTTGTTTGTAATCGTTTTTCTTTAAGTATATGATTATAGATGAGAGCACCTTTGACATGCATTGGTGTTGATTTACGAAAGATAGAATTAGGATCTGCATACTTCTTTAAACCTTTAACCGATCTAGGAAATGCAATCTGTTCTGGTGATAGATGTTCAAACTCAGTTCGAAATGTATTAACAAACTCTCGTAATTCTTTTTCTGATTGGGTCATAATAATCTTTAGTGCTTCTTTAATCTTTGAACGACACACTTGTGGTGTTGATGTTTTGACTGCTTCAATACCCATGATCTTTAATTGTGGTTCTGCATATTGAACACCCTCTGAGTTATGAACATTGAGAATGTATCTTTTCTTGGCAGTCCAAATGCCTTTGTCTGCAATTACTTCTCTTTTCATCTGCATCTTTTGATCAAAGGCATTCATATAGTCTGCCAATTCTTGGTAACAACTATCAATATAAGGTTCAATCTTTTCTTCACAAAACTTATCTAGTGCCTTGACCACTTTGATTGTGTCTAAGTTTTTACCAATCTTATCAACAAGACCAGACATATTAATATAAATTGAATCTGTATCTGAAGCAATAATGTAATCTTTGTTATCAGTTTTAATCAGTTTATTTAAATACTCATTCATCTTTTTTTCAATCCAACGAATTGATAATTGACCAGATGTCGTAATTGCCTCTGCCATTCGATGATCGTAATGTCTGAAATATTGATTACCAATCGCACCATAAGCTGAGTTCAATGAAATCTTTTTTGAAAATTGTATGATATGATATTTAGCAATGTCATCAAGTAACTTTTTATTCTTTGTCTTTTGATATTCTTGTTGTGCCTGAATCATTAACTTTTTATATTTGACACGATCATCATATTCTTTTTGTATAATTTCTGGTAAGAAACCTTGTGCATCTGTTCGATACATTGTACCATTAGCCGCAACTGCAATGTTCTTATCTTTAAGTTTTGATAGATTATATTTCTTTATTAATAACTTATCAATGTCTAAATCATTTTTAGAATTGACAATCGTTTCGGGTGAGATATTA